GTTTTGACGTGCCCGCGTTGCCGCTATCTTTATCAGAAGACCATCGCCGCGCTCTTGCCAGTCTGACAATCCCGGACACAACAGCTCTGGAAAATACGGTCGGGCCGATCGAAACCGTTCGTTTGGCGTAATCGTGGCGGACACTATGCTGGTGTGCATAGTGTCCGCCACGCTTAAGTGGACACTATGGCGTATCCGATCTCGGAGAAGCGCGCCGAAGCGCAATCGACCTCTCCGGCCTGCGGAGGCAGCTTATCTAGATCGAGATCAGCGCGAGACCTGGCCCCATTCCTCGGGGGTGGTCCCATTGGTCGCCACGAGCTCGAGGCCCGTGTCGGTCGGATCGTTGTCGAACTGCTGTTCGGCCTGCGAGCGCTTGACGCCCGTCGAGCCGCGCGCCGAGCGTCCCGGCGGCTGTAGATCGATCATCATCGTCAGCGTCCGCTCGGAGCCCGAGACCGCGCCTTCGTTGTAGCGCACCTGGTCGATCTCGTAGATGGTCGAGACCAGCACCCCGACGACGTTGCTCGTGTTCGGCTCGCCGGCAAGCGAGGTGATGATGACCGGCGCGTTCTGATAGTTGAACTCCTCGATCCTCGCGACCGCATCCTCGGGATCGGCCACCGGAATATTGGAGAAGACGATGGTGCGCGTGGTAACGGCCACGCCGACGGCGCTCACCAGGTCACCTGGCTGGAGATACCGGTTCGGCAGATACAGCAAGCCATTATAGGTGAACTTGCGGCCGCCGCGGTGATAGCCGACGGTTTTGCCGGGCAGATCGAAGCGGATCAGGTCCAGCAGCGCGAATTCGCCGCCCTCAATCAGGTCCTCGACCTCGGAAGATAGCACGCTCATGAGAGGAACAGCTCCGTTGCGGTAAACTGGACATTATAGTTCGGCCAGGTCTTCGGCAGGCTGAAGCTCCCCGCATCGATCTCCATGATGCAGGATGGCTTCTCGAAATGGACGGTGCACGGCAGGGTGAACACCTGCAGGTCGAGCCCGAAGCGGATCTTCAGCGTCACGACGCCCGCCGCGCTTGCTGTCGCGGCAAGAGTGATCCGGTGCAGCGATCGCATGAAGGTCGATTTCCGCACCCCGACATAGTCACCAGGGGCGAGCTTAAAGCCGGCCGGCAGGCCCGAGACGACGATGGTGTTGGCGTCAGTTATCGACTGCAACACCGCGTCGCCAGAAAATACCCCGCCGCCCGCCTTCACGCCGGAAAGCGGGTTGCTGCCCTGATAGGCGATTGGCCGAGGCCGGTGCGGATCGTAGCCGGCAATATAACCGCCATCGTTCGCGTCCATGTTGAAGGCGTCGAACAGCGCCGCCTCGGCCGTGGTCAGCTTCGATGCGGAATAGGACGCGGCCCAATATGGCGTCCCGGAATAGACCGTCTCGGTACGCCTGCCTTCCATACGGTTGGTATCGCGGATGCGCACCGGATCGAACGCGACCTGGCCGTAGACCACGCTCGGGAGCGAAATGAGAAACGCCATCAGAAATCTTCCCCGCCGTTCTGGCGATAGTTTGCCCGAGCCTCCTCGTTGCTGCGCACGATGCGCACGGTCTGATCGCCGGTCTGCTCTAGGATGCTTGCCAACAAATCCTTGCTCAGTACGATCTCAACAACGGTGCGGCCGCCTTCCCCGCCTCCCTCACCGGCCGCGCCCGGGACTTTGCTCGGCGCGATGATCCGGCCGTGGCTGGTCGGAGCAAAGAACTCGTCCTCATATTCGTTCACCCGGTAGATGCGCCCGGGAGAAACATCACCGCCGCTGGCGCGCGCACCGCCATAGCCGAGGAAATCGCCGAGAGTCGTGGTCGGCACGAAGTTGGAGGAGGAACCTCCTCCGCCGCCGAAGATCTCGCTGAAGAGTGAACCGAACAGCCCCTTCCCGTTCGTCTGGACATTAATGATCTCGGACAGCAACGCCGCGATCGCCTCCTTCGCGTCGAAGCTGCCATCGACGATGCGCATCAGTTGCTCGTCGAGGACCTGTCCCATTCGCTCGGCCGCCTCCTGACTGCGCTCATACTGCTCGGCCAGCGCTTCCTCGGCCGCGAGCTGGCGGTATTTTTCGTCGATGAGCGCCGAAATCTCCTGACCCTCTTTCGAGGTCGCCTCGACGCCCGCTTCGCGGAGCGCAATTGTTCGCTCTCGCTCGATGTCGGTTAGGCCGATGATCGCCAGCTCCTCGCGCAGCGATGCGATCACGTCGTCAATCGCCTTCTTTTCCTTTTCTGCCTCAGAGATTTTCTTGGAGCGCCCGCCGCCTTTTTCTTCCGTGGGGATCGGCGTCCAGGTCCTCTCGGCCGGGCGGTTCATCGGCTTGAGGCGATCGCTCAGGATGTTAACGATCTTCGCCTCTTCTTCGGCGAGTTTCCGGCTCTCTTCCTTCAGGGCTTCTATCTGCCCGGTGTAGCCGGCAAGGTTGGCGTTCTTACTGTTTTCAAAACCAAGCTTCCTGGCGACATCGGAGAGCTTCTCGTCCTGTCGAGCCTGCGCCTCCTTCTTCTTGAGGATTTCATTCTCGATCTCGAGCCGACGCTCGCCGATTTCGGCTTGCCTGCCCTGAAGCGTGTTGTTCATCTGGTTTTGGAAATCACGGAAGCCGTCGATAAATTCCGCCAGGCTGTCGGCCGCCGATACGATGGCGGATTTCAACTTCGTGCCGACTGTCGTCGCGAGCATGTTGAACTTGCGATCGATCTCTTGCGCCCTATCGATCATCTGCTCGTCAAGAACGATGCCGAGGTCGTTCGCGGCCTTGATGGTGTCGCGGATGCCCGCTTCACCAGCCTCGATCAGCTGCACGAACTGCTCGCCGCCTGTCCCACCGAAAATTTCGTCCATGATGCGAATCTGCGCCGCTCTGTCGAGCTCGCCCAAACGGCCGATGATTTCGGTGAAGAGCTCGGCAGGATCCTCGAGCTTCTGCTTCAGACTCTCAGCGGAATAGCCGAGGCGCTGGAAGGCCTCGGCCGCCGAACCGCCTCCGGTGACGATGAATTCGTCGGCCCGCAGGTTCAATTCCTTGATACCATCCGTCAGAGCGTCGACACTCACGCGGTTCTGCTCGGCTACGTACTTCAGTTCCTGGAAGCTCTTGACATCGATACCGGCCCGCCTTGCCTCATCGCCTATGGATGCGATAGCGCCCGCTGCATCTCTGATGACTGCTACCGTCGAGGCGGAAACAATGCCGGTGATGAGGCCAGCCGCTCCACCAGCCAAGCTTTTGATCCGCCCAAATGAAGCCATCAGGTCGGTTGCCGTCGTTTTTCCGAGAGCCCGCACTCTGGCGAGGGCAGCTTCTAATCCTTTCGGATCGCCGGAAATCGTGACTGGGATATCGGGGCGGCTCATCGAATGCCTCGTTGCGGAGAAAAGAAAAATCGCTACGCTCCGCCGCAACAGGGAGGGGCGCATGCTCAGGTTATTCTTGATACTGTTTGTGTTTGTAGCGTCGGAAGCGAAGGCCACCGGCTGCAACGAAACGATGCTCAGCATCACCGACTGGTCGGCTCGGCGAGCGGACACGTCAAACGTGGAAATCAGCCTTCGAGTGCAATCCCACGCGACGAAGCAGATTCGAATGATGCGCGGTCTGGCATATTTTTACGACGCATTGGACCAGCCGATCGGGGCGCTTCCAATAGGAACTGATGCGATTATTCCCTTAGGGAGCGAGTATCTTGAACACCGAGTTTGGTCGGACCATAAGTTCGGGCGACTGCTCAAATTGCGAAAGCAGGATGTAAAGACCGCCACCTGCGTGAAGGCGGTCTTGTATGAGGATGGATCAGAGGAGAGCTTCTGAAGCTTTCACGCTGCTAATCCGGCCTGAGCAAGGACCCTTAACGCACGCGTCGGGGCTGGGGCCGAACAAGCCTCCTCATACCGAGCACGCCCCCCGCAATTGTGCACGGTCAGCTGGTCCAAGACGTCAATGCCGAGCTCCTCAGCTACTCGGCGGTGTTCGCTCCACAGAAAGAGGAAGTAATCCTCCAGATCTTCTCGCGTCGGGAGCGGTTCAGCATGCGCAGGCGCCGGCAAGGACGCGGCAGCACTTCGCATCCCGGAGGACCTGAAAAACAAAATTCAGGCCGAGGCCGAACGCAATCATCGATCAATGACGGCGGAGATACTTGCCCGCTTCGAATCCAAGTTTGAGCCCTCTGGGTCCACCGAGATCTCGAAAGCAATTCTCGAGCTACGATCGGAGGTGCAGGAGCTACGGAAGCTACGTGAATCTGCCTTGCTACAGCAGAAAGAACATCAGTAGTAGCTAAACTCCTCCAATCGTCCTCGCATTCGAATTAGCCTTCAGCGATGGACGAACGCCATGTTCCGCTGCAATGCGCCGAACCTCCTCGCGCGAAATGAACGGTCTGCCACGGACATTCCCCGAAAGCCCCTCCACGGTCATCTCGAATTCCGCCGCCGTTGCCTTCCAGAAGGTCTCCGGCGACCAGCCGAGCATCTTCGGGTTGGTGGCGATACGGTAGAGCGCCTTGAGATGATCCTTAATCAGGAGAGGCTTACGGGCTTTCCCAGGACCGCGTCTCCCGCAATCTGCGATGCGGTCCGCTCGTCCCGCCGCACTGTCCCGGCAGCAATGTGAGCCGACAGCGCCTTCTCGACCGCCTCGCGCCAGGCGAGCTGGTCGGCGGCCGAGATATTGCCGTCGTCGAGGATCTTCGCCGAAAGCGCCGATATCTGATCCTCGTGATCCGCCACGATCAGGCAGCGGACGGCGCAGGCAACCGCCTTCGGCTCGAAGCCGAGGAGACGGCCGTAAAGCTCGTCGAGGGTGCGGGCGCCGATCGCATCGGAGAGACGAGCGAGCCCGGAGAAGGTCACGGCGATGCGGAAGTCGATCGCACCGATGCGAACCTCCGCCTCGCCGCGCAATGGATTGGCAGGCAACATGGAACTCTCCGCTTAGACAGCCGGCACGAAGGTAAGAGCGCCGGTCATGGCGCAACGGATGTCCGCCTGCAGCTCGTTGGTCTTGTCGCCGGAGAAGGTCATCGAGACGAGCATGTCGCCTTCAAACGTGCCGACGCCGGGCACCGTGACCTGATACTCGGTGATGACCTGGTTGACGGCATCGGCGGTTACCGCCTTCATCGTGACGGTATCGACGAAGGCGCCCTGCCCGCTGAAACGGATGGACTGGATGCCGTACATCAGCGCCAGCGTGAGCTTGCTGCCGGGATCGGTGCAGCTCGGTTTCGTGATATCGATTTCCTCGTTGTTGATCTCGAGGGATCGCTGTTCGGTGATGCAGGCCAGGGTGAAGGCGCCTGCACCGGTCGAGCGGGCAAGCGTGAGCTGACGGCCGAGAGCCATGGCAAAATCCTCTTCGTGCTGGTGGGAGTGGTGGCGCTACTGCATGCCGCCCAAAAGTGTGCAGCGGTTTCGGGATAACGGCATGCAGAGCGTTTAGAGCGCAGCCTGTTCCGGATTGGCGGCGAGCGTCTTGTAGGCGATCTGATAATTGAGCGAACCGGCAAGAAGCGAGGTGCCGGTCTGCGGGTTGACGAAATACTGTTCCGACTGCAGCAGCGCTTCGACGGCAAGTCCGCCGAGAGTGATGTCCGAGGCCATCGCAGCCTCGATCAGCACGCAAAGCCGGTCGAATTCCTCTTCCGGCTCATCGTCCCGCAGGTGCACGACGATCGAGAGCGGCAGGGACCGATCATAACCGTCCTCGCCGGCTGGCCCTGACGAGGGTCGGACCATCAAAGTCTCCGATCTGTCGGCCCAGGTGACTGTGAGGGCCGGCAACTTCTCCTGCGGGATGGCGCCCTTGCGGCCGCGCTTCACCTTGTCAGCACCGGAGAACTTCGGAATGGCCGAGAGGCGCGCGATAACGGCCGCGAAGATCTGGCTGCGGAGATGCGCCATGTCAGGCGACCGAGCGGCCGAGGTCGCGCAGCGTCTGGTTCACCACAGCCGCCGAATAGCCCGCCTCGAGGATCTGTGCGCGCGCCTTGCCACTGTCGAGCAAGCGACCGATGTCGGAGCGGATCGCCGATCGGAGCCGCGACGGCAGTTGCGGCCATGGCCGCTGCGTCATGGCGCCGGCGGTCTGGCGTGCGGCCTTCTTCTTTGCGCCCTCTTCCTTCGAGAACAGCGCCTGGCAGAGGTCCTCCATCGGATCGACCGCGACGGCCGGAGCCTGCTCCTGTTCCTGTGTCTTCATGGTCAGATGTCTCCGGCAAGCGAGATGCGGAGCATGGCCCGCGCATCATCGTCGATGTTGATGACCTGGTAGGTGACGCCGCCGATCGCGACGCTGTCACGCTGGCTGGCGAGACCTGGCACGGTGGAGGCTGACACGGCGAGCAGATGGGTGGTGCCTTCGACGGCCTGCTCCTGCTCCTCTGCCAGGTCGATTTCCCGCCACACGCGCAGGATGACCCGCACGGCGGGCCTTGCGACACCGTCGACCGTGAACACGGCGTCGGCATTGCCGAAGGCCTTGGCGAACTTCGGCCCCATCCTTTCGAACATGGCGGGCCGCGGCGTCATTGCGGAGCCGTCAGCTTTTTAATCTCGGCCTGAAGCTTGGTGACTTCGCCAGCCAGCGTCGCATTGTCGGTCTCAAGCTGCTCGTTCTGCTTCAGCAGCGTGTTGCGATCGCCGATCGCGCTGTCGCGCTCCGCCGTCAGCCGGTCATTGTCGGCCGAAAGCTTGTCGTTGTCGGCTGAAAGCTTCTCGATCGCCTCGCGAAGCTTGTCGAGATCGACGGAAGGCACGGGTGCCGCGGACGTGGCGTCGGGACCGGCGGTAAAGGCGCCAAAATTCTTGCGGAAGTTTTCCGCTTCCTCGGCGGTGATCCCGCCGGTACCGACCGGAACCGGCTCACCCGGTGCGTAGGATTTCTTGCCGACCTTGACGGTCACATTGAACTGCTCGGTTTTCTTGCTCATTGGAGCGTCCTTTCAAGTCCCAATATCCGCCGGCGAGAAACTGGCGGATATGCAGACGAACACGGGGTTAGGGATTAGCGGACCAGCGCGAACAGGCTGGCGTCCGGCTCCGGAGCGATCGGAAGCGGTGCTGCCTGCGTCTGGACGATGGTTCGCGACGGGTTCCGTTCCCGCCACATGTCGGGGAAGCGCTCCATGGACAGGAGCGCGTCGTTGTCGAGGATGGCGCCGTAGGCGAAGTGGCCCATGAACCCGAAGGGATCGAAGATCCCGACGCCCATGGACGGCCAGAAGTTGTTGCGCACCCCGCCAACTGTGTAGGGCTGCGAATACTGGATGAAGGTCAGCTCGCCGATGGTGCCGAGAACCGCGTAATACTTGTTCTCCGCTCCGGTGCTGACCGGCCCCAGCTGCATGATACCGCCATCCTGGCGCCGGTTATCGAGCGCCTCGAGGAAGCGCGGCGACCTCTTCAGGAGACCCGCAGCGCCCGGGCCGAGCAGCACCTCGCGAGCGGTGAAGCCGCTGGTATCGGAAAGCAGCTGCACCCACGCCTCGATATCGTCCATCGGGTCGACGCCGGCCTCGCCCCAGCGCGCTGCGCCGGCGAGTGCGATCGTCAGCGCGGCATTACGGCCGAAGTTGACGGTCTGGGTCGGATAGTCCTCGCCCTCGACGATCACCTGGCCGGTGCGGATAACCTGCGAGCACATGAACTCCTCGCGCCGCGTGATCCGCTGGTCCTGGTCGTCGATGATCGTCGCCAGGTTATAGGCGTAGCGTTGCGCCGGCGAGTTGCGGCCGCCGATCGGCTCACCCGGCATGCGGATCATGTTGCCGCCGGGGCGAAGCGTATTTTGCGGCTTGACGTAGGCCGGCGTGAAGCTGGTCGCCTTGAAGCCGCGGTTCGCCGAGTCCTTACCCGGCACGTCCGGATGGACGAACGGCGCGAGCTCACGGTCGGGCAGGATCTTGTCGAAGACGATCTGTTCCATGTCGGAAAGGACCGTGGTGGAGAAATAGCGATCGCGCAGGAATGCTTCCGGGCGATCGCGAGGCGGCAGAACCGCAACGAGTTCCGCGGTGGAGAGGAGAAGTTCTTCCATGTGTGTGGTGTCCTTTCAATCTCGGGCTTACTTCAGGACGCGCACGTAGAGGGGAGCGCCTGCCTTGCGGAACGCGGCCTCGACGGTAGCGGCCGTGTGTCCGGCGCCCAGAATGAGTTTCGTCGAATCGAAGGCGCCGCTCGCGTAAGCCGCGGCAACGACGTCGCCGGCGGATGCATCGCAATCGGTCGCCAGCACCAGGGCGGGCGTCTGCGAGCCGTCAGCAGCGGCCGAAGCGGACAGGGTGTATTTGTCCGAGGCGGTGATGTTGCCGAGGACAGCACCACGCTTGAGGTTCTGACCGCTGACGATGGTGATGTTGCGGGTGATGACCGGCACGTCGGAAACGAGCAGGTCGTTCGGGGCGAAGGTTGCTTCTCCCATGATCAGGAATCCTTCCGGTTACGGCCGTGACGGGCCAGGATGGTGGAGCGGACGGTGGAGATCACCGCCTGTTTCTCGGTGGCCTTGCTGCCGCCCGGCGTGCCGGCGCCGAGCGTCGGGCTCTTTCCGGCCATGCGACCAGCGAGGCGCGAACCGCCGGCGGAAGCGGAGGAGAGAAGCGCACCCGCTTCCTTGGCCGAGTAGAACCTCGAGCCGAAGGCAAGCTCGGCGGCGAGGCCGGGATTGCTCTCGGCCTTCGGATGCATGAGGATCGAGCGGATGCGACCCTGCTCGGCGCGGCGGACGGCGCTTGCTGAGGTCTTGCCGTCGTCGGTCTCTTCCTCCTCAGTCTCGGCGCTGGTGTCATCGCCGGACGTGTCATCGTCCGTGTCCGAGACGTCATCTTCAGCCGAGGTATCGTCCTCGGTGCCTTCGACCTTCTCGTCGTCTTCGATCTCTTCCGGCCGCTCGTCTTCCAGCCGGGAGCCCTTCTTGCCGCTAATGGCGGCGAGCACGCTCCGCGTGAGCGCGCTGCTACGCGTCAAGTTCGACATTCGTCGTCTCCAGTTGATGTTGGGGTTAGCCGGCTGTCCGGCTCAGTTCAGCTTCGAAGGCTTCGAGAACCTGCGAAGGGCGTGCAACCGCGTCGGCGAGGCCGGCATCAACCGCCTTCTGTCCGCGATAGACCCGCGCCTCAGTGGCGAGAGCGGATTGCTGTGTCAGCCGGCCGGCACGGTACCGCGCGACGGTCGCTGCGAATTCGACGCGAAGCTCCTCGAGCTCGGCGAGTTCCTGCTGAAGCACATCGTCGGGGATGGCCTCATAGGGATTGAAGTCGGCCTTGTGCTCGCCGGCCTTCAGGATGGTGACCTTGAGGCCTTCCTTTGCGAGCCAGGCGCTCATGTCGACATGCATCGAGATGACACCGATCGAGCCGCAGATACCGGTCTGCGGAATGACCAGCTGCCGGCAAGGTGATGCCAGCAGATAACCGGCCGAGCACGCATGATCCGTCAGGACCGCGATGGTGGGTTTCAACTGCGAAAGCTCGAAGATCTGCTCGGCGCAATCGAACGCACCGGTCACCTCGCCGCCATAGCTGTCGACCTCGAACACGACGGCCTTGAGGTCGTCGCGCTCGATGCAATCACGGACCTGCACTCCGATCGCTTCGTAGCTGGTCATGCCGCAGGATTTGCCGATCCACTTGCCCTTGTTGACGAGCGATCCCTCGATCTCAATCAGCGCAATGCCCGGCGCAACGAGCTCCGGCCCCTTGTAAAGGGCGTCATCCCAATAGTCGGTGGCATCCCGAAGCTTCTCGCCGACGAGGCCCATCTCTTCGCCACCGGCGACATGCGCTGGAGCGTCCGGGCTGCCGAGCACGCGCGGGCCAAAAGCCCGCGCAATGATGTCGCCCTTCGACGGATGCAGCATCAGCGGCGTGCCGAACATCCGACTGGCGATTTCGGGATAGTTCCTCA